CCAAAGAAGGACTTGGCGTTGAAGTAGTGGGTCAGCTGGTAGGGTGTCTTAGCGCCACCCAGTGGTGAAGTAGTCATGAACTTGTACTGGCAGTACGGATCAGTAGTCCAAGTGCGGTAATCCGCAGTGTTGAAGTACGTGGCATCGTCGTCGAGTTTGGACATCAGCACAACTGGCTTCATTGCGGTACCAGTTTGCTGGCATACACGGAGGTTCATCTTGGAGGCGACGACTTGGGCATGGTTGTAGTACTTCGCATAGAAACCATAGCCTTTGGCAGAATAGCCAGTGCCTGTGACATCGGGGTCCCAGGCGTTATTGGCAGCGAAGATGCGTACCTGCATCAGAGGACCCAGTGCGGGAGACGGGATGTTGAGCACCTGGGTCCAGCGGAGGGTGACATATTTCTGCTTGGGGAATAGTCCTCCGTATCGTTTTGCCGGCCGCAGCGAGTGCGCACCGCGGCGGAAAGCACGGAAACCATAACCCTTACTACGCTTACGATAGCTGCGACGCATGCGGCGCTTGAAGCGCTTGTAGACTTTTTTTGCACGGCGGGCATACCTCTTAACCATTTATTGGATTTGGTTTGGTGACGTCAAGGCTTCAGAAGAGCTTTGCACTCAGCGATCTGATCATCTAGTCTAGAGGTTCCTCCCATTCCTGCACATTGCTGTCCAGGTTCAGACTCGTCGCAATCGCTCGTGTCCCCACCCATATCACTGTCATAAGGCGGCGACGGAAGGCGTCGAGCAACGGGGGCGCCTCGTTTGGATACCAGTGTGGCGGTGAAGAGTTCGCGCAGATCACCACACGCGTCCACGCGGCGTACTTGTTGTGGTACCGGGCATCCAGCTCCAGCCGCCATTTGTCCAAATAACGGTTCATCATAGTTATCGTCCATTTCGAGTAGTCGAACTCGTCGAAGACGACTTCCGTCTGGCCCTGGTACGCATCCCAGGGCGCTCTGCCAGGTTCCACCGAGTACGCGTTCGGAAACTCCGTGCGTATCCGGTGGGTCTTCCCTACGCCAGTAGGTCCCCACAGTACGGTAACTCGCACGGCCCTCTCTAATGGCGGCAACGGCGCCACGGCTTGTCTCAGCGCCTCGATGCCGCCATGGTAACGGATGAAGTCAGCAGGGAAGGCGAGGGCGATGGCGGTCATGGTGGCACCCGCCTGGCACGCCACCATGATAGCCTCCAGGTCGGAACGGTTTCCTTGCTTACCTACGTTTGCATCGAAGGTGCCGAACTCGAAGAACTGGCCATCCTTGATGCAGTAAGTCTTGTTCTGCATCTCAGTCCCCTTCGCTGGCTCGAGATGCATGTCCGCCCTCTCAAACAGGTTCTTCACCGTGTTCATCCGCTTCCGGTTCTTGAACCGTACGTACCCTTGCACGTGTGGGGTCCCCTGTTCGCCTACCTCCAGCCCGTACACCAAGTAGTCCATCTCAGCCGCGTTGTACACCGGGCGCCAGTCCCCGTAGTTGTTGACAGTGAAGCACCAGCGATTCTTGCTCATGTTGCAGTCAGCCTCTTACTTATTTTCTGAACCTTTCTACGTCACGGTGCACCTTTTATAGCCGTGCACACGTCATGCGCGCAGAAGTACGATCGGACTATTCACTAGTAGTACTGACGTCACGGTGGAAAATGACGTCAGTGCGCGGAAGTGTCCTTAGGGTAATACTCTACCTAAGGACACTCTTCCGCCCAACACTCTTCGCGTGTTTCCCTTCGCTCGGCCCAAAAAAATTTTGGGCCCCTCGCTACGGGGCTCGCTCCGCTCGCACCCTTCGCGAGCCCCAAAATTTTCATGGGGCTCGCTACGGGTCGGGCCCGCAACGGCGGGCCCTATTTATTTTCGAATGGTCTGGGAACTGTGCAATGACTTTGTTTTTTGTTTAGGGGCCTTCAGTGGCCGGGGGAACTAACTCAGGGTTGCCGGTGATCGGTTCATCTGTCTCTGGTCCATCAAAGATAGGATCAGCAGGGTTAGGTCCAGCTTCCTCCAGAGGAGTAGCTGGTACTCCGTTCCATGCGATCTCATCCTTGCGTTCAGTAAAGCGGATCTTGTAGTCGATGGAAACGAAGATGGTCTGAGGTGGCGGTACCGTGTTCAGGTCCATGGATTCCATAGCCACCACGAAAAAGGCTTGTTCAACCGGGCGTGACAGGGAGGCACTGCCCGTTGTAGCCATCTCGCGATGACCAAAGAAGGACTTGGCGTTGAAGTAGTGGGTCAGCTGGTAGGGTGTCTTAGCGCCACCCAGTGGTGAAGTAGTCATGAACTTGTACTGGCAGTACGGATCAGTAGTCCAAGTGCGGTAAT